CCCGTCTCCGTTGTTCAACATTTTCGTGCCGCTGACTCCGAAACCAACCACCTTGTTAGGATTTCGTGTCATCACATATCGTTCACCATTCCACACTGGGTTGGACTGGCAGAATGTGATTTGTTCGAGTTCTGTAGCTCGGTTCTCAAACTTGAGAACAAAACCCAGCCGCTCGAAGGCGCGCGCGACCATGTCGGTCAACATCGGCTCGTCGTCCTGCTCCATGAACAGTAGACAATCATCACCGTCGTCGTAGATGTCGTACTTCTCCCTTCCTAACGTACCTGCGACCATCACGACCATCAGCACGCAGTTGCCAAGCGCGGTGTTCATGTCGCCGCTCATCCGTCCTCCAGGGCAGACGTAGTTAATTCCTGACTTCGTCCTGCATTGGTTGACGAGCTGCAACTTGAGCAACTTGCTTAGCGCACTGTCGTGGCTGAATGCGGTGTTGTAAACTAAATGCTCCAACTTGAGATGGGGGATTTGCACGTGCATGTCGAAGCGCGAGGCATCAATGCTGAGGACTACTGGTTTGCGATAGCGACTAAACTTCTTCTGGATGTCGCTCGCCCTCTGGAACATATTGCGTCCTTTGGCAATAGCTCTCCCTTTCGGTAGAATATTGCCATCGCCGCGCAGCGCGTAGAGGCCGTGTTCAATTGCCTTCAAATACGTCGCTAGTTCCAGGCCAAAAGCCTTCTCGCGAAATTGGATCATCCGCGGGTCCTTGTCAAATTCCGGCAGACGCTCAAACTTCACGAACGCATTGATCTTCGCTTGCTTTCGACCAACGCCACGTGTGAGATTCTCTGGTGCGTGAACTAGATAACTTTGCTGCTTTGCAGGTGGCATGTGCTTGACCGCATCTTCATACGAGAGTCGGCCGAGATTGCAGCGTTTAAGCCGCATCCCGATCCACCTCGCCACGCTCTGATACGGGGCCAAATCCGCGACCACGCGAGGCACTTTCGCCACAACACGGTTGCGTATCGACACC